GGTTTATATCAACAAACTACAATGTGGGATTCTACAGACACTAAAGAGAATTTTAATTTAAGAGGCAACAAAAAGTATAATGAAGATTCAATAAAATATATTTTGAACAAATATGGTTTTCGACTTCCGTCTGAACAAGAAGACTTATCTACTAACAAACGAGAAACCATAGCTTGCTTTGGATGTAGTCAAACTTTCGGGGTTGGGTTGCCATACGAAGAGACGTGGCCTTTCTTGTTGGAAGAAATGTTGCACAACAAATACACTGTAAAAAATTACGGAATTAGCGGAGCCTCTTCTGATACAATAGTTAGAAAAATGCATAACTATCTGATAAAAGAAAAACCAAAAATTATTTGTTGTTTGCTACCAGACATTTTTAGAAGAGAAATGTTTACAACAACTGAAGATTTTGTTTTAAGAAATTTTAATGAACTTAGCGGAGACGAAAATGTTCCCGTACAAGTGAAGTGCGTAAAGGCCAAATTTAATTTTTTGGACTGGAGAGCGTACATGAGATTGTTCGGAGAAGATAATTCTCTGTACTATCTTTTAAAAAACATTTTATTAATGGAGTTGTTGTGCAAGCAACACGGAGTACAACTTTGGGTCAACACATGGGATCAAGATGTATTGAAGTTGATTAGAGAGAAACAATTTAAACGAACGTGTTTAGTAGACTTAACCAACAACAAGTTCAAACAGTTGCTTGAATGGGAAAATTTAGGAAAAGCTAGAGACGGAATTCATTTGGGGATAGAAGCAAATGAATTATTTGCAGAAGCGTTTGCAGCTGAAATACAGAAATGATAATTTTTGGAATTAATGAGACTACACACGATGCCGGACTTTCTGTAATAGAAGACGGAAACATATTATTTGCTGCTCATGCTGAGCGGTATAGTAAGATAAAAAATGAGTGGTCTTTAAACGAGCGAATAATACAAAACGCTTTAGAGTATGGAACTCCGGATGTTATATCTTATTACGAAAGTCCTTTGTTAAAAAATCTTAGAGTTTTAATCAAAGGAGGAAAGCCTCCAATCAAGCCGTTTTACAAAAACAATGCGGTATTAGGAGATTGTCCTGTTATCAACTTTGGACACCATTATTCGCATGCTGCAGCTGGTTATTATACAAGCAAGTTTGATGACGCGGTTATTGTTGTAATTGATTCAATTGGAGAATTTAATACAACAAGCATTTGGACAGGGGAAGGGAATCGAATAAAAAAAGTATACACCCAAAATTATCCTAAAAGTTTTGGATTATTTTATAGTGCGTTTACGCAGTTAATTGGACTCGAGCCGAACAAAGAAGAATACATTTTAATGGGAATGGCTGCATTTGGAAACCCAAAAATTCACTTTACAGAAGTCAATTCATACTTTCCTCATTATGACGAGCAACGATACAATTTTCACAAAGGTATAACAGATTGGGGAACAATTAAAGATGAACAACACAAATTTGATATTGCTGCAGCTGTCCAGGAAGTTTATCAAAGACGTTTAATCGAATTGATGACAATGGCTAAAAAAAGAACTAATAAGAGAAAGTTAGTTTTTATGGGAGGATGTGCTTTAAATTGTTCAGCCAACACTTTGTTGTGGGATTTGTTTGATGATGTTTGGATAATGCCTAATCCAGGAGATGCAGGAAGTAGTCTTGGAGCAGCTGCTGCTTATTACGGCAAACACGTTAATTGGATAAGTCCGTATCTAGGAAGTAACATTAACGTTGAATATCCAATACAAAACATCTTGTTCAATTTGGAACAAAATAAAGTTGCTGCTGTTGCAAGCGGGCGTTCAGAATTTGGTCCAAGAGCATTAGGAAACAGAAGCATTTTAGCGGACCCCAGAGATCCAAACATAAAAGATAAAGTAAATGAAATAAAGCAAAGAGAAAAATTTAGACCATTTGCTCCTGTTGTTTTAGAAGAGTATGCTAATGAATGGTTTGATATGAATTTTACATCTCCTTATATGCAGTATGCTGTGAAGTGTACAAAGCCTGACAAGATTCCTTCAGTTGTTCACTACGATGGAACATCAAGAGTACAGACCGTTAATAAAACTCAACATGAAGGTTTATATAATTTGCTTTCAGAATGGAACAACAGAACAGGAGTACCGGTATTGTTAAACACAAGTTTGAATATTAAAAACCAGCCTCTTCTTGATGACACGAACGACATAGTCGGTTGGCAGGATATGTATAAAACGAATATTAATTAAACTCATGAAATGGATTAAAATTTTAATAAAAAAAATTAGAAATAAATTATTAAGACGAAACAAGAACTTCATTTACTAAGCGTTGAATGTTAAAATTTTTAGTTTATCATTAATTGATGAGAGCGACTTTAAAACTAAAGCACTATAAATAAACTAACAACACTGATCTTTGACATTTGGGGGTGTACTGGTTTCGACAAATAGTTGAAATTAAAAGTGCATGCAGAGGTTAATCGATGGCCTCTTTAAAAATCGATTAAAAAACTAAATGCAGAAGACAATACTTCTGATCTTTTAGCTGAAGCTGAGTACATCATCAATCACGCTGACGAGTTCCTCGTTGGTTGTGAAGACGAGTACGAACTCGCAGCCTAAAAGCCTTATACTAGATCCTCTAAAAGTATTTGGAAAACGCAGAGGTTTTGATGAACTGTTAGAGATCATAGAAAAACTTGCACAGAGGTAATACGAGACCTTTCGCTCGTGTAGGCAGACTTTAAAAGATGGCCAATGAGCCAAGGCAGCCTTTAGTCAAAAAATGCCGAATCCATTTAAGCATGTAGACCTTTTAACGTAAGTTATCTGGACAGGGGTTCAACTCCCCTCACCTCCACCAATTTTGGAACGATGGCTGAGTGGCTTAAGGCAGAGCTTTGCTAAAGCTCCGAGGCCTAAAAACCTCCGAAGGTTCAAATCCTTCTCGTTCCGCTTTTACGGACAGATGGCAGAGTGGTCGATTGCGCCGGTCTTGAAAACCGGAGGACCGAAAGGTTCCGTGGGTTCGAATCCTACTCTGTCCGCCATTTTACTGTTGTCAAAAATATCAAATACTGTATTATCTCTTACATGCAATTCACTATTAAACAACTTCGCCGGTCAGGATTCAAAGTCCGAGTAATTCACAAGCGACACCAAAAGATTGTTAAAAAAATTGATGGAGACTATCTTGAAAATAGTGCCAAAGGTGGAACTACAATTATTCAAATTACAACTCCTGACAAACAAACTGACGTTGAAGGAGTTGCTGTATGTTCAATTGAAGATAATTATGACAGGAAAGTAGGCAACGCAATTGCACTAGGACGAGCATTGACTAACTTAAATCAAGAACAAATTTTTCTTATTAACCGGAGTGTAGCTTAGCTTGGTAGAGCGCCTGGTTTGGGACCAGGAGGTCGAAGGTTCGAATCCTTTCACTCCGATATGCTCGAGTGGCGTAATGGCAGCCGCAACGGACTTAAAATCCGTTGGTAGTAATACCGTGTGGGTTCGAGTCCCACCTCGAGTACCAATTTAAATGGGTAGATACCGAAGTGGCCAAACGGGGCGGACTGTAAATCCGCTGGCTTACGCCTTCACTGGTTCGAATCCAGTTCTGCCCAGTTTTGGACTCGTAGCTCAGCGGTAGAGCGGTAGTTTTACACACTATTGGTCGTAGGTTCAACTCCTATCGAGTCCACCATTTTATGAATACAATACGCGAAATATCTGGAATTATAATGGCGCTGTGCTTTATGTTTTGTTATGTTCCTCAGATTATCAAAATCACAAAAACCAAATCAGCCAAAGACGTTTCTTTATCTTTAATTTTTATGTGCATGGGCGGATATACTTTTGGATTGATTTACATGTTTTTAACAACTTTTGCTCTATGGATTTTTTTAAATTATACTTTTGGGCTTGTCATGTCATCGATCTTAGTGTATATTTGCTTTAAATATAAAAAATAGACTTGTAGCTCAGTTGGTCAGAGCAATTCATTGATAATGAATAGGTCGCTGGTTCGAGCCCAGCCAGGTCTACCACGCTCCCATAGTGTAGTGGTTAGCACATCTCCCTTTCACGGAGGTAGCAGGGGTTCAAGTCCCCTTGGGAGTGCCAGTTTATTACGGAGTAGCCCAATTGGTAGTGCATCAGAATTTGGATCTGATGGTTATAGGTTCGAGCCCAGCCAAGTCTACCATCTATAAAAATTCAACATCAAATCCGAGTAAGTTTAAATTGTCTGGAACAGTCACGTGCAATTGCTTATAGCTAGCTGCTTCTGCAGCCCAATTTGTTTCATCAATTATTTTTCGAAAATATTCTATTGCATGGTTTTGCAATAAATTTTCATTGGCAAATTTTAAAGCATTTGCTTTAATTTCGTTCTCCATTACGAGATCACCCTTTACTTGAGTAATAGTTTCTGCTAGCCGATCGACGTGTTGAACGGGTACATAATGTACCCAAGGAATTAAATTTTTGTCATAAAATTCGTTATGCGGTCTAATAATTCTAAACATTAATCTGTTAGAAAAATAAAAACATTTAACTCTATCGGACCATCCATTTCCTCGAATGTCGATCAAATATCTCCAACGGAGAACTTGATCAGGAATGGTCATAAAATTTTTAGGCATACTTGGGAAATTAGGATCTTTAACTTCCCAAGACATTTGTATAATTTCAGCTAAATTGCATAAAGGAAAAGTTTTGTGTAACTCTACCATTCGAACTCTATCCCATACTCCTAAATTACCACACCACCCAGCTTTATCTGTTAAAGGAGGTTCATTGCCCGCTTTAATTATATTATCAATTAATTTAACATAACTTGAATCGTATTGTATTTCATTGAGTTCGTAACGTCGATTAAGGTTCATTGAATCAAACGTGTAGTCAGGAATTACTTTTGAATAGTCATCCGGAGTCTTAGAATGTGTAGAGTAGCAAAAGTAAGGTTTTAAAAATGTTGTTCTCGGGACATCTTCCGTAGAAAAAACACATTCAAAATTAGGTTTTGTTGATAATTCATATGCCTGCTTGAATAAAGCAAGTGTAGAATTTTGTCTTGTAGTAGAGCTCATTCCATTTCTAGCTCCTCTAACTGACCAAAGATGGCCATTAATTGATTTAACATCTACTCTAGAAGCAGGGTACTTGACGTTAAATGATAGATCATAATTATGTTCAAACAAAATTTGAGCCACCCATTGTTTTTGATCATAATCCATGTGTTGATTATTTACTAAGTTTGTTATAATATAACAACACAAACTACATGAAAGTAGAAAAAACAACTTCTGTACACCTGCCATTTAAAGATCATTTTAAAAAAGAGCAGCAAAAAAAAGAAAAGCAAGAAAAGAAAAAACCTGTTGAACAGTCCAAAGAGAAAAAGGATAGTAATTTTATTGGATGGGCATAATTAATTTCATAATGCGGGTTACAATTCTGGGAATTGAGGGGTCTCATAAGCCTCTTCAGGAGGGTTCGATTCCCTCACCCGCTAATCGCCGGCATAGCTCAGTGGTAGAGCAACGGTTTTGTAAACCGTCGGTCCTCGGTTCGAATCCGAGTGCTGGCTCCATTTTATTGGCGAGTAGCTCAGTGGTAGAGCGGTCGGCTGTTAACCGATTGGTCGTAGGTTCGAGTCCTACCTTGCCAGCCATTTTGAGTGGACTTGTCCACTATTTGATGGTATCTTTATTTCACAATAAATCGTACCTGTAGCTCAGTTGGATAGAGCAATAGCCTTCTAAGCTATTGGTCGCTGGTTCGAGCCCAGCCAGGTACGCCATTTTTACACCCATGACATTACCCACATTATTTGCAAGAACCAATACAGGAGCTGTTCAACAGTGGAATATCGAGACCCAAACTAATTCTTATCGAACAACTTTTGGTCAAGTTGACGGTAAACTTCAAACAACAAATTGGACAGAGTGTTACGAAACTAACTCAGGCAGATCCAATCAAAGGACTCCGGAACAACAAGCTGAGTTTGAAGCTAAAGCTCTTTGGAAAAAGAAAAAAGAGTCAGGTTATTTTGAAAACATTAACGAAGTAGACAAGCCAACTTTTGTTGAACCAATGCTCGCAAAAAATTATGAGGATTATAAAGATTCAATTAAATTTCCTGTTTTTAGTCAGCCAAAGCTAGATGGAATTAGGTGTATTGTAACAAAAGACGGAATGTTCACAAGAAACGGAAAATGTATAGAATCTTGCCCTCACATTTTTAAAGAGCTACAAAAATTTTTCACCAACCAACCAACTTTAGTGTTTGACGGAGAACTTTATAATCACGATCTTAAGCATGATTTTAATAAAATTACGTCTTTGGTAAAAAAGACCAAACCGACAATTAACGATATTAAAGAATCTTCTCAGCTTGTGCAATATTGGGTATACGACATTGTAGATACTACCAAAACATTTAAGGAGCGAAATGAATGGATTAATTTTGAGCTTTTTACAAAAGAATATGCTTCAATTAAACCCGTTCGGACAGTTCATCCAGCAAACCAACAGGAGTTAGATGTAATGTATGGGGCTTATATGGAGTCTGGTTTCGAAGGACAAATGATTCGCTTGAATACAAAATACGAAAACAAGCGTTCAAAAAATCTTCTCAAGCGTAAAGACTTTCAAGACAAAGAATATACAATTTTAGATATTATTGAAGGAGAAGGAAACAAATCTAAAATGGCTGGAGCAATGGTGTTTAAAAACGAAATTGGGATACATTTTAATAGCAACATTAAGGGAGCCAGAGAATATCTCAAAGACATATGGCTCAACAAGTCAGAAATAATTGGAAAGTCAGCTACAGTAAAATTTTTTAACTTGACACCGGAGAATCAAGTTCCGAGATTTCCTTATGTTATTGCAATCAGAGATTATGAGTAAAAAATACAAAGTAGAGAGAAAACCAGCAGGTCCCAACGTTAAATATTACGAAGTAATGCTTTCTCCTTTTAATACCAAACAAGAAGTACAACAATACATTGAAAAGTATCAATGTTATTATCCGAAAGAAGACCGCAATTATCGAATTACTGAGTTAAATGTATCCCAATAAGTGCATTCTGCGATGACGCTCCCGACCCGATTCTACGCCAAGGTCGTATGTGTCAAACGGCTTAACCGTATCTTCTGCAACAGTGCTGAGCACAATGTTTCCAGAGTTAACCGTTGCTTGTGAAAATATTCCCTCCGATGTTGCAGACAATGCTGAAACCGAAACCGTGTATGTTCCGAGAGTTGTTGTTAACGCATCAAATTTATATGAGGAGCCAGTTGCTCCAGAAATAGAGGTGCCTCCTTTTTTCCATTGATAAGCATACGTAGCTGTTGAAAAATCAGCAGAAGCAACGACTGAAAATGTTGTGTCTTGTCCGAAAGGAACGTCCGTGAGAGTTGTTCCTGCACTTGGAGTTAATGTATTAATGATAACAGAAGCCATGTTATTATTTATCAAAATAAAACCATTTTTTAAGTTGAGCTGTCCAACCGATAATATTAGAATATATAAAGAATAAAGACAAACACTAAACAACGTTGCTAATTTTTAAAATTTAGTATAATACAAATCATGACAAACGACACATACATCCAAACAATGCTGTTTCCAGAACTGACAGCTCCTGAAAACGACACAATTAAATTTCAAATAAAAAGTACAATTGATCCTTATTTTGGCATGCAATTTACATTGAATGAAAATGAAGACCCAGATTCCAAAGCACTCGAACAACTGGGATATTTTGTAGTTCCTGAATTTAACGTTTATTAATATGAAAGAACGAGAAGAAGCTGCTTTGTTTATTTTGGATTGTCCTCTTGACGAAATTGGAGGAACCATTTTAACTGTTGTTGAAAAACATCAGTATAAAACAATTACCACCCAACAAGCAATTGAGGAAATGGTTAATAATTTTGGTCCATTTTTAGACAAATTTATCGAAAACCAAAAACAACTTTTGTCGGAATTTGTAGAGTTTGTATAATTTTTATTTTTGTCTTTTGCCTAAGTATAGGCATGAGACATTCTATTGCTAGATTAATTTGCGTAACAGTCTTGCTGTTGCTTGTTTCTTGCACAGTGTATACCGAGAAGCAATCCCAAGCTTTGTCAAGAGCAGTTTATGCTACTCGAGATTCTTTTGAACGAGCTCGTATAGATTTGGCTAACTCATACGCCTCTGAAGCTGCTCGTATAGTAAAACCTCCAAAAAACAAAATTGAAATATCTTCTGTTTTCAAAGATATAACAATCCCGGTTGTAGCTAGTCAAGCTAAACCAAAAACTCCAATACCAGTCAACAAACAAAGAGTACTGGTTATTCCAGAACAGTATAAAAACGATACTGTTGTTGTCGTTAACACAGAGGAATATCAACAGCTATTAAAAGATAAGCAAACATTTGAACAACTTAAAAAGGACTACAAACAAACATTAGAATTTAAAGCAGAAGTAGACAACGAATTAGCTAAACAAGAGGCTTATGCTAATCAAATGATTGTCGATCTTAATAGAATGCAGAAGCAAATAGTAGAAAAGGATTTAGCAATACTTCAACGTAATATTATAATAATTAGTTTGTTGGCTGCAATAGGAGGAGCAACTTATTTACGAATAAAAGGAATACTTTAATATGAATACAATAAACAAAATAGGAAAATCAATTAATGCATTTATTTGGAACCACCCGACAAAAACTGTTTTTATTTTAGGAGTTGTTGTTGGTTTTATTTTAAGAAGTTTGTTTTAGAGATATGTGGGAAAGAATTATACAGATAGCTAAAACTGCAAGCTCTATGCTGCACGCTGGAGAAATACCTCCTAATACTCCTCCTGAGTATAAAACAGACATGAGTAAAATAAATTTTTTGGCTTCTAAAAAGTTTTTTGTTGTTTTTTGTTCTGTAGTAATTCTCATTTTGTTTTATGCCGCTAGCATTGCTGTGTTGTTCTTGACTGCAGCTCAGCCGTCATTAACTGTTCCGTTCGTATCCTTGTTTACGGAAACTGTTAAAATTTTAGCTATAATAATTGCGAGCTATTTAGGGGTGCAGACGGTTTTAGATTACAAAATGCAATCTGCAAGCAACGTAAATTTACAAGGACAAAATACGTTTATAAAAGAAGAGGTTACTTACATAAACTCCAACGCTAAAGAGGATGATTATGAACTCGAATAAACCTTCTTCTAATTCTTTAGAGCTGTTATTAAAATATGAAGTAGGTGGAGGAGAGTCATATTATAAAAAATACTTGTCTAAATTTACATGGCCAGGCGGAGCTTCTGGTCCTACGATAGCTATTGGAGTGGATTGTGGTTATTATTCTCCATCTGAACTATCTGAAATATTTTCATTTTTACCAAAAGACCAAGTGCAGATGATAACAGAGTCCTCTGGAAAAACAGGAGAGCGGGGCAAAATCTATACTAAAACACTAAGACAAGCAGGCATAACCGTAGATTGGGAAAAGGCCTTGGATATTTTTGAAACATTAACGTGGCCCAAATTCACCAAATTAGCTGAAAAAACTTTTCCTGGTTTAAATAATTTACATCCGGATGCTTATGGAGCCATAGTGTCTTTGGTGTTTAACAGAGGAACGAGTTTAAAGGGAGATTCTAGGAAAGAAATGTTAAGCTTAAAAGAGTTAATACTAAAAAAAGACTATAATAAAATAGCAAAAGAATTTAGAAAAATGAAACGAATCTGGGTGGGTAAAAATTTAGATGGTTTATTGGAACGCAGGGAAGCAGAAGCCAAACTAATCGAATCAGCTATAAGTTAAATGCCGTTTGGAGTACAAATAGAAAAAGATCCTCAAATACAACAATTGTTGAGTAATGTGTTTGAGCAATTGTCTGAAATTCGAGACGAAGTGGAACCGTATAATTTGACGGCAAGCTCAGATCAAATAAAATTTGTGTCGTTTGAAGATGCTTTAAAAGACCTGGTTACACAAAAACAAGCTTGAACGTTAAACTTTTTTGTTGTCTTGTCCGTTTAACTCATGTATGGTAGTCCTTGTAACAATCAAATATATGAACGACACACTGCAAGTACTAACCATAGATGAAGCAATCAGCCGAGTTCCTTCCATTGGAGCTACTGGCCCATCGGAGCGCGTTTCTGACCGCTATCAATTTGTATCTACTCGTGAAATTCTGGAACGCGTTCATGAAGACGGATGGCGCATTACTGGAGCGAGCGCTCAAAGCCGTAACTCTCATGCTCAGCACCGAGTAACGTTAGTTCAAGAGCGGGATCTTGACGTTGCTCGTAACTACCAACGAGATCTGGCTAGTCAGCCCATTGAAGGCATTCCTCGCATTGAAATGTTCAACTCTCACGACAAGACTAAGCGCTTGTTGTTCGCTATTGGTTATTTCAAGTTTGCGTGTTCCAACGGACTTATTGTAGCTAGTGGACCAGCGGAAACAATCCGAGTAAAACATCGCTTTTCAGATGATCGACTTGAACAAATTATGGATCAAGTCTCAGCAATTTCTGAACGCTTCCCGGTTATTAATCAAACAATTAACGACTTTCAGTCTCGAGAATTGACTGAAGGAGAGCAAGTTGCTTATGCTCAGTTTGCTATTAAAGGACGTTACAACTATCGTCCAGAAATGCCTAAGCGGTTTCGTGATATGGGACAGACTGTTGAAAAGCTTCTTACACACCGCCGAGACGTGGATAACGGTAACAACACATGGCAAGTATTGAATCGCGTCCAAGAAAACCTCGTTCGCGGTATTGAGGGGTTCTCCCGACCAATCCGTGGATACTCTGACTCAGTTCGTGTCAACCAACTCCTTTGGAAGGGAGCTGAAACTACTCTGAAGTTTGATTCCCAAGCTCTTAATAAAGCTCTAATGGATCTAATCGTAAAAGACGGTAAGAAGGGAAAAATTGCAGCTTAAAAATAAAAAAGGGAAGCTCTTTAAAGAGCTTCCCTAATTTAAAAATGAAGGATAAAGGAAAAATACAATATTACTTTAAAGGCATAACGATGTCTTATGAAGAATGCGTTGTAAAAAGTGTTAATCAAAATACATTGATAGTTGAAAGAATTGTAGATAATGTTATAGTGGAGTTTACAAAGCATAAAGAATATTGGTTATTAAAAGGACACGACAACAAGTCGTTGCTGTATGGAACACAATTTGTGTTTGAATGAAAAAAACATTTAACAATTCCAAATTAAAAAAACAAGAATTTAGAAAAGCTGTTTGTGCTTTTGCTAAAGAGCAAGGAATTAAAACAATCACATTTTCAAATAGAGCCAAATTTGTGAGAGGAACATATAACGCTTTTACTAATAGTTTGTTTTTAGATTTAAAGCAAACTCGTAAAGAAATGTTACATACGTTTTTTCACGAACTTGGTCACCATCTTGCTGTAAAGAAAGACTTATGGAAAGATTATCACTACTGCACGATTCCTGAAATGACTTGTGATGATGTTTTTATGATCGAAAACAGCATAGATCACATTGCAGGAGAATTATGGATACAACACGTTGACATAAAGCAATGGGGAAAGTATAAATATGCTTATCCAAAATCTCAAAAAAGCAATATCATTCAGAATTTTATCAGTAAACAATAATGACAAACATATCAGCATTCGTATATAAAGACGGGGAAACGTTTTACTTCGACTCCGAAAACTATTCAGAAAACATTAACACGAAACTTTCCGTAGATTATGAAGACGGAGATTTTGTAAAATGGGATTGGGAAGGCAAAATAATGCTCGGAACGCTCAGAGAAGTTGGAAAAAATCTTGGTCTGTTTTTAATCGAAAAGGTGTCTACTAACTAATGGATGTATTTAAAGAGTTATCCATTTTCAATAGGATCACATTCGTTGAGGATACTCACACGTATTTAATAGACGGACAACAAACAAATAGCTTATCAGTAACCAAAACCTTAAAACATTTTAAGCGTCCCTTTGATGTTGAGAGTGCAGCAAAAAGAGTAGCAAATAAACGAAAGGTAGCAGTTGATCAAATTAAAGCTGAGTGGGAAGCAAACAACTTGTACTCTACTACAATTGGCAGCATGCTTCACAAATATATTGAAAATTATTATGCTAATAAAAAAATAGCGTATGAGGGCAATCTACAGAAGTTGGGTTTTGATCATAAGAAAAAAATAGAAGAGAACTTTCCTAAGTTAGTCAAACACTTTTTAAGTTTTTATGAAAACAATAAGCACTTGCATTGCGTACGAAGTGAATTTGTTGTTGGAGATTTAGAAGATACAAAAATTTGTGGTACGTCTGACATGCTTTGTTATAATGAGCACACTAACGAATTAGAGATTTTAGATTTTAAAACAAACAAAAAAATGGAAAAATATAGCAAGTACGGAAAGTTGTTTTATCCATTTGAGTTTATGACTGAAGGGGAGTTGAATGAATATACAATTCAACTAAACACGTACAAATATTTTATTGAAAAATATACCAAGCTAAAAATATCAAAGCTTAAAATAATTTGGTTTAACGTGGAAAATGATTCATACAAAGAGTATGAGCTAGAAGACATTACCAATCAAATAAAGCTAATGTTGGATTGTATTAAATCGAATTTTTTATTTGCAAAAATATAAACAACGATATTACATAAATTGGAGCAGTCAATCTAACATCTTGCATTATCGATGACCCGATAACTGATGACCAAAACAAAAAGCACACAGGACAGCTAATCATCTTTAATATAAATTTTTTAATTTTGTTGTCTGTATCAAGAGAGCATTTATACAAAAAATCAGGAAAAAACAAATTAGAATTGGTTTTAATAAATTTAGAATATTGTAATCTAAAATTAGGAGCTACTCCCAATAATTGAGAATAATATAAAATCCAATCAGATTTGAACCAAATTATTGATAATAACACATTCCAAAATATTAAGTAAAAAAACTCTACGGTTAGCATAAATATAATTATGAAGTTTGATGATTTATATAACAAGGTTTTTGTGGCAGAACAAGACAAAATCGAAAATACAGAGGTTGCTGACCCAACAGATTTTGATGACGTAGAGCCACTTCCTTTGCCTGAACAACCTCCTGTTGAAGACGGAGATATGCAGGATCCTTTTCAGCAGCCTGTAGTTCCATCAAACAACATATCAAGCTATATTACTGACTTAGAGGAATTTGCTAATAAGCTTAACGGCACTGAAGAAAGTTCTCTTCAAAGCATAGTTTCTCGCTTAGATCGCCCAGGGACCCCCTTTGATGGAATTTCTGGCAGAACTCGTTCTGAAATTGTAAGAGTGGCTGAGACGTTGCGTTCTATTTCCGAAAACCTCAAAAGTTTCATTATTAACGCTGCTAAAAAATAAGTTGTTATTTGATTTCTGGGTAGTAGTATAAGTTAGTGGAACTACACCAAGAGTTTTTAATTGAAACCCTTTATTCTTTTTGTAAAAGACCTATATACAAAAAGTATCAAAATGTTTTTAATGCAGAATGTCCTGTATGCAAAGAAGGTAAATCAGCTGGTAGATCAAGAAGGTTGTTTTACTTTCCGCACAAACAATACATATATTGTCATAACTGCGTAAAATCATGGAGACCATTTGAGTGGGTTAAAGAAGTGACCGGATGGACTTTTCCGGAAATAATTAAAAAGAATAACGAAAAACAAGGATTAACTACAACAGCCACGAGTGTAATTCGGCCCGCGAATCAAACAATCGACCAGTTAGAAATTCCAAGTTTGCCTGAGAATTCTATTGATCTTGCTGACCAAACACAACTTCAGTTTTATGCAGGGAACAAATACGTAAAATTAGCTTTAGAATATTGTCACAACAGACGGTTATTTACTGCAGTTAATAGCTGCAAGCGATTTTATTTGTCGTTGGAAGACAAAGTGCATAAAAATAGGTTGGTAATACCTTTTTACAATAATTCTAAAAAAGTAGCCTCGTATCAAACCAGATCTTTAACTCAAAATCAATTTCCTAAATATCTAACAAAGTTTGGAGAAAAAGAATTGTTTGGAATTAACAATATTAATTCTGAGATACCGTATGTTTTTATTTTCGAGGGACCAATTGATTCAATGTTTGTTAAAAACGGAGTAGCAATGGCTTCACTATCTCCAACAGAAAAGCAAATACAACAACTGAATAGTTTAATTGGTTATCAACAAATTTGGGTTTTTGATAATGACAAAAACAACAAACAAACCTCTAAAAAAATTGAAAGTTACATTCAAAAAGGAAAACGGATATTCATGTGGCCAAAAGAGTTTTCTAAATTCAAAGACTTTAATGAAATTTGTTGTAGTTTACAGCTAGACGAAATTCCGTGGAATTTTATTGTAAAAAATTCGGCAAGCAAAGCAGAAGCCAGCATTAAACACAAATTAATTCTTGCCACCAACCTGGGGAGATCCTAAGCTTCCAAGCGCTTTTAAAAACTTACCTCCAGCTTGTCCAAACGCTTCCCAATCAAAAGCTTTTCTGGTATAATTAGATAATTCCTCTAATGATTGGTAAAGGTTCTCAGCATACTTGTTTTCGTCTTTGTATTTTTTAATATCAGCAAAACTATATTTGCCTTCATCAAAAGTAGAGGGAGTGTTAACGTTTGATGCCTCCTCAGATGAACCAGATCCTGGCGTTTGTTGTTCCAAACCTACCCCTTGTAAAATATTTTCAGCTGTAGCAGCTGCGCTTTTTGCCAAGTTATCTGTTTTTCCTAAGGAAAGTTGATTTAAGTGTTGTATTAGCTCCGTACCGTTAATGGATTCAGCTCCCTTTTTTCCTTCTTTATATTTTCTTATAAGCTTTCCGATTGTTTCTTGGGACAGGGTTTTAACAGTTTTGTTAGTTTTGGCGTCAATAATTGTTACATTACCATCCAAAAAATTAAAACTAAATACATAAGAATTTCCACTTTTTGCTGTATATATTGGAGACTTTAAAGCTTCTTTTAGAACATGCGAGGTCAAATTAACAAAAATATTTTCAAAAGAGTAAGATTCTTCTTTTGGAACTTCTGCATTTGAACTTGTTAAATTTTTAATGTATGTACTCCAAACAATTTTATTGTTTAGAAAAAATTTATACGCTTCTTGTTTGGCCACTTGATTAACCTTGTCTGACTTAGCATCATATAGACCGGAATTAATTTCATAATTTTGATTTTGTCTGTATTTTAATACCTTTTCGTTTAATTGTTGTTCAAATAGATTGTATGCATGAGTAGCTACTTCCAATATCATTGAAGGAGTTTCTTGTCCATAAATAGCTTCCATTTTTTTATCCGGATAGGGAATAGTTCCAGATGTATAAGCTTTTGGGGTTTCTAAAATTTTTTGTAAAAACGGATTTACATTTTCACCAAGAGCTGATGGAGTAAAATGTTCTGGCGGTAATTTTTTAAATCCCGAACTTGCTCGTTGAGCCATTAATTTATAAATACCATCAGCAATACTAACTGCTCCGTAAGCATCGTATTTTAATTCTCCTACATTGAATTTAGTTTGCTTTGAAAGATAATAATCTTTAATTGATGTTGCCCAAGTGTTGGTAGCAATAAAGTCTAAAGGAGCACTTCCTTTAAGGTTAGCTAATCTTTTTTTCCATTCGTTGTATGTTCCCTCGGCTAAAGAATTAGCTTTGTTTAAGTCAGATTGATTATCAATAAAAATTCTTTGAATGGAAGCAAACAAGTCCAATAAAGGATATGCTGACAAAAATTTTGGAATTTGTTGAAAGTCTTTCGTGTCTCTAATTGCGAGGTTGAATGTTTTGTCAATAATTGTTTCAAATTCAGCCATAGGAAATACATCAACTCCTAAGAAATTTTTAAACACCACATAGTCTGCTTGTAAATTACTTTTTTTGTTCTTTAAAAACTCCTTTGCTTTAGGCAAGTCTCCGGGAGAAGCAGATGCTGGTCCGGTGGGGTCAGCTTCTGCTAATAGTTTCTTAACAACCTTTGCAAAATCCATCATTAGATTATTTAATCGTTTTTGAAAAAAATTGCAAAATGCATAAATATATACATGACAAAAACAAAATTTGACAGTCTTTGTGAGACTATTATGAGTGGAACTCAGCCAACTCCAGCTAAACCAATTTCTACTACTGGAACTACAACAACTCCTCAAACAACTCCTCCTGCTCAACCAAATCAACAAAATCAAATAAACGACGAAGAGTTGTTTAAAGCTCTTCAACAAAAAATGAATGACCAAAAATTTAAAGACGCTTTGTTGAAAATGTTGAATCCTCAACAGAATGCAGGCAACCAACCAGCATAATTTGAAACAAAGTCGTTGTTTATACTGTGCGTCTGTTAACAGAGGCAAAGGTTGTAGATATGCTCCACATGGAGTGCATTACCACGGCGACGACACTTCTAAGTGTGCTTATTGCGGCTCAGTAAGTTATGGTAGAGGGTGCAAAGTAAATCCAACAGCAGATCTGCATGTGCATGGTATAAATTATAACAGTATGATTAAAGAAAACGTACAAAGCTTTTTGGATCACAACGTGCTGTTAAAAGAACTCAAAAAAGAATTTTCTGAATTTGAATGTTTCAAACTAGGAATAATAGACGAGCGAGGAAATAAAATTAAAACCCCAGTTACCGAACAAGAAAAAACGTCTTTTAGTCCAATGACTAGAACGGTATTGAAATTAAAACGTTATTTAGGTACTAAAATTGATTTAATCGAAGCTTGTGGAGAATTTGAACACAAAGTGCTCAACTTAAATGAAGACATGGAGCATTACAAAAAAGTTATTGAATACCAAGACAAGGTCCAAGTGTTAGTCAATGAACTATACAAAACTTTAGATGAAGCATATTCAAATGGACTTTTATTAGAGGATGTTAGTAAAATACTAAAAGCTTGACATAATAAAGAAGTATTGTAATCTTCTTGCATGTCCAACATTAAAGTAGACTTAACAGAGAGGGAGCTCCAAACAGCAATTTCAGGACTGCTGTTTTCGTGTTCCGTAAACGTGGTATCCAATACTAACTTAGAGTATCAAACTGAGTTGTTGCAATTAGCTAAAAAATTTAAGCAACTAAAGCCAGAGATTAAACTCTCAGATATTCAATTCGTAAAAGAAGAAGATTATGAAGATGAGATATCTCCGTTGATTATGGAAGAGTTTGCAGGTAATATTGAGATTACAACATTTGATCACGTATGAGTTATATTTCCACAAAGATAATCGAGTTAGGATCTTGTGCTTTCAGACAATGGAGAGCAACAGATACCCACTGCTGCAAAGTTCACGGTTATCAATTAAAAGCTAAATTTTGGTTTGAAGGAGAATTAGACGAACGCAATTGGGTTGTTAATTTTGGAGGACTCAAAGACCTCAAGCAAGAACTTCAACAACAATTCGATCACACTTTGTGCATTGCTGTGGATGATCCTTTGTTAAAGCTCTTTGGGCAGCTACATGAAGCTGGAGGTTGTGATCTGCGAATTATGGGAGATGTTGGCATTGAAAAGACTGCAGAATGGTGCTTCAGAAAAGCAAATGAACATATTAAAAAACAAACTGATAACCGATGCAAGGTCATTAAAGTTGAAGTTTGGGAGCATGAACTGAACAGCGCAATTTATACTGAATAAAATTTATGATTGATATTAATACTGAAACTCTGTTTTTGTCTGACGATAAAGTTTTTTATACCGTAGAAGGAGAAGGAGAATATGTAGGACAGCCTTCTGTATTCATGCGTATGTCGATGTGCAATTTGACTTGCAAAGGGTTCGCTTCTGCTGATAGTCCTAATGGATGTGATTCGTTTATTTCTTGGTCCGTTAAGAACAAAATGACATTCGAGGAAATTTTTGAATTAATGGAAGAAAAGAATTATATTGAACATCTTCGTAATCGGGCTATATTTAAATTGACTGGAGGAGAACCTTTTATTCAACAGAAACAGCTTCTCAAATTCATGGAAGCTTTTAATGAGCGTTATCAGTTTAATCCAAGAATTGATTTTGAAACAAATGCTACTCTTATTCCTGATGAACGTTGGGTAACAGATTTTTGTGCTACTTTTACTACATCTCCTAAACTAACGACTAACGGAGACCCTGAAGAAAAGACTTACAAGCCAGATGTGTTGAGATGGCATGTAGATCATAACTCCGGTTTCAAGTTTGTTATTAATTCTGACAGAGATATTGAGGAAATTTGGAGAAAATATGTAGATGATTATGAAGGGGTTAACGTACCTCTTCAACGAGTTTGGTTCATGCCTTGTTGTGGATCTAGACAAGAACACATCGAAAAAGCCCAAGCTGTAGTCGAATACGCTAAAGCAATGCATGTTAATTTTAGTCCTCGTTTGCATCTCCTGGTCTGGGATAAAGCTTTAAAGGTTTGATTTAATTCAAACCGACTCTAAATAAACATAATGAAAATTGCTTTAATTGGAGCTCACAGTGTAGGTAAATCTACTTTAGTTAATCAATTCATTAAAGAATGGCCAATGTATAAAAGGCCTGAAAAAACTTATAGGGACATCATTAAGGAAAAAAACCTTAATCTTAATATGCAAGGAGACAAAGAGTCTCAAAGAGCAATTCTTAACGCGTTGGTTGATGAAGTTCAGCTTGCAAGCACTTCAGATGATAAGCACGTTATTTTTGATAGATGTCCAGTGGATAATATTGCTTATACACTTTGGCACTACGCAAAAGGAACTGAAGGATTTACTTCAGAATTTATAATGAATTGTAAAGATATTGCTGCTCTTTCTTTAAAGCACATTGATCTCGTTTTTTATATTCCCGCTCGAAAAGAAATTCCTATTACTCCAAGAGAAGGAAGAGAAACAGACGAAACGTTTAGAGAAGAAATTGATAACATTTTTGATTCATTGGTTAGTTCATATGAAAAAAACACAAAAGCTTTCTTTCCTTCAGAGGATTGTCCAGCAGTCATTCGTTTAGAAGGTCCTCCGGATATGCGTATTCCTCAAATGAAGCTTTACATTAAAGAAAATGGAAATTGCTTTGGAGAAGAGGATGGTTCTCTTATTGACGCTTCCCAAGTTTAGTTTTAGAAAGAAAGTCTTGAAATTTTTTGTTTGAATTTTTTTTGCTCAAACTATTTTCAGCAGCGCTTTCTAAATCAGGAGAATTCAAATCATATTTGCCACAATATGGCAGCGGCAGATAGGACATCATTTTATCAAAATAACTATCAACAAAAGAATGTAGTTTTGTTGAAATGTTTTTCTTAGAAATACAAAGAACTTTAGGATATTGAGTCTTAGTTGTTTTGTAAGCTTCTTCTACATACTTGAGACAGAACCCTAAAATTAAACGCTTACCGTCTGCACTATTAAGTGTAATGTTATTTTTGTTAGCAAACTCTATTGCTTTTTGCAATCCTTGTTGAAATGGATCTTTGCAATCTATTACGCAAATTCTAGACTTTGGAAAAGTTTTTGTCATTTTAAAAAATCTTTAGGCGGCTTGCCAATACGTACATTTAAAATACCGTTGTAAAATTGTTCGTTTAAAAGCACGTCGTGTTCTAATTGTTTCTTGATTTCTTTATACCCCAATTCCCATTTGGATCCACACCATTCTAAAATTTCAAATGTAAAATTTTCCTTGCCATACTTTGATATGTCTTCATTCAACTCTTTTGATGAACCAGTATAGGTCTTCCAATCGCTTTCTTTATGGTCTATGCGGTTTCTTGTCTTTCCTTTCAATGGTTTTCGTTTGACGCGAGAAACACATTGTTTTTTTCCGATGTATTGACGCTGGTTAACGTTGTTTGTAATAAGATAAATGAAACCAAAAGGATTTTCGGTTGTGTATAAGCTTTCTTTAATTGTCCAGTGACCAAGATCCATATATTACTTTTTCTTTTTTCTTTTTTTGGATTCCCCTTTACGCATACCTGCTCGCGTCAGAACTCCTCCATATAAACTTTTCGGAGTGCGTGCATCTCCTGGAGCATAATTGTCTCCACTAAATTCAGAAGCTGTCTTCCCAACATTTGGACCAAAAGCTGAACCTTCTCCTCCAGACATAACTTCCTCACTTAGGACTTTTTCAACAATTTCTCGAAATTTCATAAAAGTATTTATAATATTTTGTTGACTTTGCTATTAATTAAATGATGTTGAAAACCATCGCTGTTAGGACTAGCCAGAGCGCATATGCGTGGGTCTTCGTTGGAAGATAAAAAACAGGAATCAGCGATTAATAAATTAAAAACATTTCTCGATGTGCGCTAATTGCGTGACCGTTGTCTGGCACTTGCCAGGACCACTCAAGCCAGCCCTTATAGGACAACCGAGGGGGCATATTAATCATTTTTTTGATTTTTTGAAGCTTGTTAACCCGACTGAGACTCGTTTTATACGGAGTATTAAAGATTGGAGGTTTTCCCCTACACAGGGGGGACCTCCCTCCTTCAATCTGAATTGCCGGAGCTTAAATATATCTTTAATAATATTATATAATATTCTGGGTTAAATTTTTTTTGTGGTAAAATACTTTATTTCGTTTATGCTGTTATTATGAGTGAAAAAACTACCAGTGATTTGTTTGCTGAATACCATAATAAAATTGCTGATTTTTTAAAATTTGATGAATTAAACATAAAAGACTCCCAGATGTCTCTTGCCTCCATACGCCACTACTGGGTCGGTAGATTAATGTTTCACAAGCAAGAAGTTAATCGATACAAAAAACTAAAGGAAGCTGCTCAAAAAAAATTAAAGCAAAAAATTGAGTCCGAATCCCCTGTTGGACTCACTCCTAAAACAATTTCCGAATCTGTATCTTCGCATGAAATTATTTTAAAAATTGAAGAAGAAATTGTTAATCATGAGTTTTTAGTAGAGTACTTGACTAAGGTAGAATCTAATCTACGAGATACGCAATACGGCATGAACAATTTAACTAAAATTATAACCCTAGAAACTACATAATGCAAGTAACTTTTGAGTTTGATAGTGTTTCTAGAAAACCTTTGATTAAGTCCGATGCTTTAGATTTAATTAGAGAACATTTTTCAGTCGAAGATAAAGCGTTGGTTTTTATGCGCAAACGTTTAGGAAGAAACATGCCTGTCCGCAAATACGCAATCTCTGCAAAAGGTCATTTCGATCTACCGTTTAGTGAACAAATTATTGCAGAACTAAAAGTTAAATTTCCTTCCCTTCAAATACATTTTACAGAACAGTTTCAAAAAATTAAACACGTTAATAGTATTTCTGAGACTCCTTTAAAGTTGTTGCTCAACCCTCGAGAGTATCAAATAGAGTCAGCTACCGAAGCGTTGCGTAAAGGACACGGAGTAATTGTACTTCCCACATCAGCAGGCAAAACTTTAACTATAGCACTAATTGCTAATACTGCTGTAGCGGAAAAAAACTACAGAGTACTAATTTTAGTTCCTGATGTTCAGCTTGTTCAACAAACCTACAAAGATTTTATTGATTACGGAATTTCTGAGAATTATATTTCTAAATGGACTGGAAATAACGAATACACAAAAACAAAAATTGTAATAGCAAATAGCCAAATTCTCTTATCTAAAAAACAAGATGCTAAAGTGTTGGAAGATTTTAATGTTATTTTTTGTGATGAAGTCCACAAGTTAGCAACTGCCGAAAAAATATCCAAATTGGTAAAAGATTTAAAATGTCAACACAAGTTTGGTTTAACCGGTTCTTTACCTGAAAACAAATTCGATGTGTGGTCTATCAATCGCATTTTTGGACCAATAATTTATCACAAAAAATCAATTGAACTAAGAGAGGACAAGTTTATATCAAACGTTCGTGTTATAGGTCTTCAAATTCAATATAAAGAGATTCCGGAATTTTCTAAACCTTCAATGTCTGAACCTACTGCTGGTTATGAAGAAGAAATTACATGGTTGCACACAAATGAATACAGAAACTCAATTGTAGCTAAACTTATTAACAAACTTGATACAAATACTCTCATTCTAGTAGATCGAATAGTTCACGGAGAGCATTTATTGGAATGGTTAAAAGACAAAACCGACAAACAAATTTATTTTATTCAAGGTTCAGTAGATATAGAGGAGCGAGAAAAAATGCGAGCGTTAATGGAAGAAACGACCGGAGTGGTGTGCATTGCAATATCTAAAATTTTTTCTACAGGTATTTCAATTAAAAATTTGCACAATATTATTTTTGCTTCTATTGGAAAATCTAGAATTAAAATTATTCAGTCAATTGGAAGAAGTTTGCGTTTACATAAAACTAAAACTATTGCGACTATATTTGATTTAGCGGATACGTGTTTGACTTACGGCTTTAAACATTTTGATGAAAGAAAGCGTTTATATAGTTCCGAAAAAATTCCTTTAATTATTAACGATTTAGTTGAACAATAAAAATGCTTGTATATACTTCTCATTATTCATGAAAAGCCAAACCATTGAACCTATATCCAAAGCACGCGTAAAGCGAGTTAGGAGAACTAAAGAAGAGTTAAAAGATGTATATATAAATCCCGAAGAAATGGAAAATCTAATTCGAGAATATTACGGTAATGAAATAATAAGCGATAAGTTGGCAGAAATGATCCAAATGATCGCTGTTCGCTTGGGACTAGCTAGAAATTTCTATTCTTATAGTTTTAAAACCGAAATGCAAGGAGATGCTATTATTAAAATGATGACAGCTTTGAGACGAAAACGATATAAATGTAATTCAGGATACAATCCCTTTTCGTATTTTACAAAAATTGCTTATCACGCTTTTCAAAATTGTATCAAAAAATCTAAAAAAGATTTTGAAACTCTTAAACGGTATCAAGAAGAAGTGTATGAAAACCACATTTGTAGTGGACAAATACCTTCTAGGAAAAACACCCACAACCCAATGAGTGACGATGGAGCTTATAAATCTTTTGATCAATAACCCCAAACAAAACAAAATTTTATTTTTTTCTGATTTGCATTTAGGAGTTCATCAAAACTCCCAAACGTGGCATAATATTTCACTTGATTTAGCGAATTGGGTAAAGAAAGTAATGGAAGAACAATGTTTAGATACCATTATTTTTGCTGGAGACGTGTTCCACGACAGACATGAAATAGGAGTCAACACTTTGCATGTAGCTAAAAAGTTTTTTGACATATTGGGAAAATACAATATTCATCTTATACCCGGAAACCATGATGCATTTCTTTCATCAACAGTGGAAGTGAACTCAGTAGAAATCTTGGAACGGCCTAATGTGCACGTTTATTCTAAACCTACAATTGTATCTTTTGGAGATAAAACTGTGGCTTTTTGTCCATGGAAAACTGATTTAAAGGAACTAACAAAAGTAGATATGATTGTAGGACATTTTGAATTAATGAATTTTAAAATGAACACTACTAAAATTTGTGATAAAGGAGACAATTCTACAGATTTATTGGCATTGTCTAATGCAGTAATATCGGGCCATTTTCATTATAGAGAAAAAAGAGATTATGAAAACAAATATGTGTTGTATCTTGGCTCTCCATATGAAATGGACTTCAGCGACAGAGAACAACAAAAGGGTGTCTCTATTATAGACTTTGATAATTTTAATGTGGAGTTTATAGCAAACAATATTACTCCAAAACACCATCGTTTAAAAATCTCAGATATTCTTCAAAAGAAATACCAAAACATATCTTCTGTCATAAAAAACAATATAATTAGTTTGTATGTTGATACTAAATTAGACACACTAACTTTAGATCTGCTTACTTCTAAATTAACTCAATACAATCCGTTACAATTTAGAGTAGAGTTCGACATTTTAGACACAGCTCAAGTGGATACTGCAGAGGTTAAAAAATTATCAATTGACATTGAGACAGCATTTCATGAGTTTATTGAGCACGTTGACACAAGAGCAACAAAAAAAGAAGTGCTTGATAAATGTTTAGAGTTGTATAAGATTCATCAAACCGTTCATGAATAATAAAGAAAAAATTGGGGTTGGGATCATTACCTGCAATAGGATTGATTACCTTCGGAGTTTACTAGATTCTTTAGTAAAATGTCATTTTGACATCGACGAATTAGTGGTAGTTAATGATGGAGATTCTGTTAATGAAGTTAGCCTTTCTAAAGGTGAATGGATTAACAACAAAACAAATTTAGGTGTAGCAAAATCAAAAAACAAAGCACTAGATCGTTTGTTAAATAAACAATGCAAATATGTTTTTGTTTTGGAAGATGATATTGTAATAAAAGATAAAACTGTTTTTGCTCAATACGTTGAAGCTTGCAAGGTAAGCGGCATTCAACATTTTAATTACGGGCCTGGATCTCCTTTTAATCGAGTTCAAACAATCCCCAACCCTGACCTACACAACAGACACTTGCTTGACGAAAAAACAAAGCCAAACCCAAAACTTATTGTAGATTACAAAGTCTGCAAAATAGCTTTGTATGAACACACTGTTGCAATGTTCTCGTTTTTTACTGACGAAGTTATTAAGCAAGTTGGTTACTTTCCGGAAGAATACGACAAGTGCTGGGAGCACGTAGATCACACATATCAAATTATTAAAGCAGGATTTCATCCACCGTTTTGGTGGTTTGCTGATTTAGCAAATAGTCATGAATTAATTGAAGAAGCTCCTGGAGCTATTGAAAATTCATCAATAGCTAAAGACAAAGAAAAGTGGATGCAGCGAGTGATGCAAGGCAGAGAAATATACAAAAACAAACACGGACATTATCCAAATCAACCTCCCACTCATACTGAGCAACAAGTATTAAACATTTTAAAAAAATTAAAAACCAAATGAACGAGATTGTTACATATGGACAAGGTTATAACTTAAGTCCTGGCATCAAAGTTTTTGTAAATAGCGCAAAAAAGTTTTCTAAAACGGTTACAGTAATTGCTTCTGGTCTTACAAAAGAATTGACTGAATTTTTAAAAGACAACCACGTTAATTTAATCGATTCTAAAGAACTGAGCGAAAAATACAAGATCCAAAATTCTATTTCACCTTATACTTTAAAGGTGATTTATTTTTATTTGTATACCAAACACTTTTGTACAGCATCAAATGTGTATTTGTGCGACTTTACTGATTTGTACTTTCAGAAAAATCCTTTTGAGTTGGTTGTCAATTCTAAGCCTTATGTAACTGCAGAAAATGAATATATTGGTAATTGTGAAACAAATACAACTTGGGTTAAGTTATGCTACAACCAAGATATTTTTAATTTACTCAAGCGTTATCAAATTTTAAATGGAGGAACAATCTTTGGAAGAAGAGAAAGTTGCGTTGAATTATTAAAAGAAATGTGCAATGATATGACTCAAATTATTTCACGGATCGGGAACTACCAAAACATTGATCAAGCATCCCTCAACAAAGTCGTCTACTTTGATTCACCAAGATATAACATTTTAAAAAATAATGAAGTAGCAAATTTAGCTCATTTAGCCAACTCGAGAGTTAACATAGCAGAACAAATATCAATTAACGATGATATTCCTTACGTTCTTCATCAGTATGATGTCATTAAACAAATAGAAAATTACCTATATGTCAATTGTCAATAATAAATTTGATGTAATAATTTTGTCCCTTGCTGTGGACGAACAAACGTTTCAAACAACTAAGTCTTGCGTAGATTCGTATATTGATACGGCTGATGATTTAGTGAATAAAATTTACATTGTTGAGACAAATCCTAACTTCGATCGGGATTACAAACAAGAAAAGGTAAAACTTATTAAGCCTAACGAACAATTTAATTACAATAAGTTTTACAATATAGCTTTATCTGAGTGCACAGCTCAGTATATCATCGGACCGAATAACGATTTGTTAATTCAGCCAAATTGTTTGCAAACTCTATTAAAAGAATTTCAAACCAATCAAGAAATACATTCAATTTCACCAATTGACAGAGAGTGGCACAGACACACTTCTATGTATCTTCCTTCAGAAAGTAAATTGTATCACGGTTACGAAGTTTCATTACATATGTTTGGATGCATATTTGCGTGTCGCCGTTCAGTATTTGAAAGAATTGGCTATTTAGACGAAAAATTTTACTTCTTTTATCAAGATAATGACTACGCAATGTCATTAGAACGTTGCGGACTTTTACACGGAGTTCATACAGGAGCTCGAGTTAAACACCAATCGGGTCATTCCAACAAATACGCAGAAGATCGGTTAAAATATACTCCTAAAAACATGAATGAGCAAGGCGACTTACTTGCCTCAAAGTGGAACAACGAGCCATATAAATCAGGAGGATACAAGCACTTTAAACAATACAAATGAAAACTGTAGGATTCCATTCTAATCAATTAGGCATTAGAGGCACAGAAGTTGCTTTATATGATTATGCTTTTTATAACGAAGAAATATTGGGTAATAAATCGTATATTATATCAAATGCAAACGCTGAACTAACAACACTCAAAAAATTTCAAAACAAGTTTGAGGTGTTTTTATACGAAAAGTTTGAGGAGTGCGAACAGTTTGTCAAAGACAAAGGCATTGAATATGTGTACTACATTAAAGCTGGAGATAACGACGGAAAAGTAATTTCTGGTGCAAAGAATGCGATCCACGCAGTCTTTCAAAATAAAGACGTCCATGGGGACTCTTATGCTTATGTTTCGAAATGGTTAGCAGAACAGATGGGAATGGAAGAGCAATATGTTCCACACATTGTTTGTTTGCCGGAACCAAAAAAGAATTATAAAGAAAAACTTAATATTCCCGAAAACAATATTGTTATTGGACGTTATGGGGGTTTTAATGACTTTGATTTACCGTTTGTTTACAAAGCAATCGAAGAAGTTTTAAAACAAAGAAATGATATTACTTTTCTTTTCATGAATACAAGACCTTTTATTTCTTCAAACCAAAATGTTGTTTATGTTGAAGGAACATATAACCTACAAAACAAAGCAGATTTTATTAATACGTGTGACTACATGATTCACGCTAGACAACACGGAGAAAGTTTTGGACTAGCAATTTGCGAATTTCTTTTCAATGACAAGCCCGTAATAAGCTGGAAAAACGGACTTGATAAACACCACATTTCATTATTAAACAAACAAGGAATTTGGTATGAAAATCAACAAGATCTTTATGATATATTGGCGGTGCTAAAAAAACCAACACACCCAAAAGGTATCTACAAAGAACTCGTAGATCAATTTTCACCAAAACAAGTAATGAAAAAATTTGAACAAATCTTTTTCAAATGAAAAAGGTAGCAATTTTAGGCCCAACGTCTAGCACTGATGTTTGGAACATACCTATTAGTTTTTTTAATTGGTTTAAGAAATTAGGACATGAGGTTGTTTTTTACAATACTTTAGTACATGATAAATTTGACGACTCCTCTTTATTAAAGCTAATAGCAGATTATAATAGCGGTCAGTTTGTGCCGGATATAGTGTTCCATTTAGATTTTGGTTTGTTCACGTCATCTTATCTAAGAAAAAGGTTTATACCTTCAGCCAAATGGATTGTTGAGTCTGGAGACGATCCTCAAAATTTTTCGTTAAATTTTTCAAAAATTAAACACGGAGAGTTTGATGTAATTTTGTCACCTGATATTCGCTGCGTTGAAAGATACAATGCTGAAAATATTAATGCTGTATGGTGTCCATATTTTGCTGATCCAGATCAATTTAAAATTACACAAGAACCTCTATTCGATGCCGTGACTACTCGTTCAATCGAAGAGCCATTTTTTAAACAATTGAAACAAACTCTTGGCGACAAGTTTGAAGCTCGAGTGGATTTCTTGCAGGGAGAAGACCACTCCCGTCATTTAATGAAAGGAAACGTTGTTATACAAAACAGCAAGTACAGAGAAATTTCGAGACGAATATTTGAAGGCATGATGGCCAACAGAATGATTGTGACCGACCGCCCAGATCCAAACACAAGAATTGATTTAATATTCAAAGAAAATGAGGATATAGTATATTTTGATTCTTTTGAAGATTGTGTAGAAAAGGTTCAATATTATTCTGCTAATCATCAAGAAAGATTAAAGATAGCACAACGTGGATTTAATACGGTTTCGTCAAAACACACAACTTTAAACAGAATTAATAAACTTTTACAACTTTTATGAAAATATTATACCTCACAAAAGGAGATCATGTAGACTACCAAAACGATTGCTTGCTTATTGGGCTCAAAGAGATGTTTGGGGCTGATGTTGTGGACTATAACAAACAAGAACACAACTATGTCACTTGTGATGAAGCTATAGCAAAAACGCTATACGGTAAAGGAATGACTGTTACAAGAGTTTTGCCTGATTTAGAAGTAGATAGAACTGATATAACATCAAAGATAAAAAACAGATATTTTGATTTTATTGTTTACGGTTCTATTTGGAGATGTGATGACTATCTTCAAAAGATACTACAATATTATCCTAAAAATCAAGTAATTGCTGTAGACGGAGAGGACGAAACCAACATTCATAAAAATTTTGATCTAGGTATTCTTTATTTTAAAAGAGAACTTACTTTTGAGCATAATCGATTGTTTCCGATATCGTTTGCTTTTCCGACTCCAAAAGTTAACTTTAACAAAAATAAAACAAAAGTTTTTTCATTTATTACACCGTTAAACAGAAATACGTATATTTACAATAACGAAAAAGATTATTATGCAGATTACAATCAAGCGCGTTTTGGAGTCACACTTAAAAAAGCAGGATGGGATTGTATGAGACATTACGAAATTTTAGCCAATGGATGCATTCCTTATTTTTTAGATGTCGAAAAATGTCCTGTTAATACAATGACACATTTTCCTAAATCTTTGTGCAATGAAATAAACTCTAATTCGCAGCACTTGAAAAATGATGACCTTTACAATAAGTTTATAGATAAGTTTGAAAGTCATTTTTTAACTAACAACACAACAGAAGCTTTAGCTAAATATTTTATCAACAAAATTAAAACACCATGAAACGTTTCGACATCATTAATTCTTTAATCAAAAAACACAACTATAAAAGCTACCTAGAAATAGGTACACAGTTTGGAGATTGCTTCAAGGAGATTATTATCGATAACAAAGAGTGTGTCGATCCTCAAAAGTGTTACGACCAACTCACGCATGAGATGACATCAGATGATTTCTTTGCAAAAAATACAAAAAAATTCGACATTGTTTTTGTTGATGGGCTACACATTGAAGAACAGAGCACGAAGGACATCCATAATGCTTTGAAAGTATTAAATGAAAACGGAACAATTGTAGTTCATGATTGTCTTCCCCACTGTGAAGAATTTATTAAAGTGTGTTGGAACGGAACAGTGTTTCGTTCAATTATTGATTTGAGGTACAATAATCCAGAATTAAGTGTTTGCGTTGTTGATACTGACTGTGGTTGTGGAGTAATCCAAAAACAACCCCCATTTCAAACATTATATGACTCTGCTCCTATAGATCTTGCAAAAACTTATTATTACTACGAAAAAAATAAGCAAGAGTTGATGAATATAATTTCCTCAGAAAAATTTGCTTCTGATTTAAATGGTTGACACATATAAAATTGTCAGAAAGCTCAATCCTACAAAGTGCCAGCTATTTAAAAACAATGAAGATATTAAAAGTTTATGATTAAACGAGAACACTTGTTAATGGAACATTTTTACAATAATATTGAGGGCTGGTTTAACTTTCCAGAAATGTACAAAACAGCTATTAATAAATTTCCAACCAATTCTCATTTCGTAGAAATTGGTTCGTGGCTAGGTAAAAGTTCGTCTTTTATGGCTGTAGAAATTGCCAATTCCAATAAGAATATTAAATTCGATTGCGTAGATACCTGGTTAGGTTCAACAGAACACATTTCTGCTAATTCTAATTGTTTTCATTCCGCTACAACAAAAATTGATGGGCTTTATAATTTATTTTTAACAAATACAAATTCAGTCAAACATATTATAAAGCCCATACGTTTATCGTCTTTAGATGCAGTTAATACATATCAAAACAACAGTTTAGATTTCGTGTTTATTGATGCTTCTCATGATTACGAAAACGTAAAAGCAGACATTTTAGCTTGGTATCCAAAAGTAAAACCAGGAGGAATTTTAGCTGGACATGATTATAATACAGGATGGAAAGGCGTAATAAATGCCGTAAATGAATTTGTAACTCAACATAATTACCAAATGTTTGCAAGTGGAAAAGAAGACTGCTGGGGATTTATTAAAAAATAGTTGAACACAAATGTTATTAGTGTAACATTGGCTAATGCGTTTTATAACCTTTAAGATTCTTGAGGGAAAAAATTTTTTATCAATTGGAGACAATGTGGTTAAAATTGATTTAAAACCAGGGGTTAATGCAATTATAGGAACAAACCACGATAAGGAAGACTCAAAAAACGGAGCAGGCAAATCAACAGTTACAGAACTGTTGTATTATTCGTTGTATGGCACAACAATTAGAGAAATTTCTAAAGACCACGTACAAAACAGTATAACTAAAAAACGCTGTGAGGTTTCGTTGTTGTTTGACATAACTTCAAATAATACTATTGACTCTTACAAAATAGTCAGAAAGCTTAATCCAACAAAATGTTCTCTTTTTAAAAACGGAGAAGATATTACTCGTTCAACACTTGCTAAAACCAACTTATTAATACAAGATTTAATTCACACACCAGCGTCAGTATTTCAAAATTCCGTAATAATGTCTGCTAACAACGCTCTGCCATTCATGGCTTTGCCTAAAACAGACAAACGTAAATTTATTGAAAGCGTGTTAGGGCTAGAGGTGTTCACTCAAATGGTTTTGAAAGCAAGAGAGGATTACAGCAATATTAAAAAGGAGTATGAGTTAACATATGCAAAATTTGAACAAAATCAAACCGAGTTAAATTTTAATCAAACTCAGTTCGAAAATTACGAAAATACTAAAGCTGAAAGATTAAACAAACTTAGCGCAAAAAAAGCAACTCTCACTGCTGACATAGAATTAAATAAATCTAAAATAATTGTATCTAAAAATTTACACACTCAAGAGGACGATAACAAACTTAAATTAATTGATAGCAAGCTAACAGAACTCAATAAAATTAAATTAGATACTCAATCAAAAATTAGTCTGGTTCAAGCTGAAATAAGTTCTGAAAACAAGCAAATTAAAAGATTGCAAACAGACAAAGATACTTGTCCAACGTGTTCAAGACAATATTCCGAGGAGCATATAGAGCATGTCTCTAAATTAATTTCTGAACACAATTTAGCTATTGAAAAATTAAGCAAATTGGATTGTAAACTTAAAAACTCTTTGCAAGAAACAGATAACGACATTTCAAGTCATTTATCCACTCAAAAAATATGCAACGAAAACATTCGAAACATTAATCAGACCATATCAAATAATAAATCTTTTGAACTCAGTATTAAGCATTTGATTTCAAATTTAAAAGACGTGGAAGAAGAAATGCATATTGTATCTAAAGAACACAACAATGATCTTAAAGGAAAAATTGCATCTCTAAAAATTGAAACTGCTGAGTTGCAGCAAAAAGTAGACGGTTTGAATAACAATTTGAACGTACTCGAAACTGTCAAATTTGTTATATCAGAAGAGGGAATTAAATCGTTTATTGTCAAAAAAATTCTTAAAGTACTAAATTCTCGCTTAGCATTTTATTTAAAAAAATTAGAAGCAAATTGTCTTTGTTGTTTTAATGAATTTTTTGATGAAGAAATCATTGATGAAAATACTCAAGCTAAATCCTATTTTAACTTTTCAGGAGGAGAACGGAAAAGAATTGATTTAGCTTGTCTGTTCGCATTTGCAGATATTAGACGTCTACAAGGAGATGTAAATTTTAATACTGTGTTTTATGACGAACTGTTGGACTCGTCTTTAGATGACAGAGGAGTACTACTAACCTTGAGGTTGTTACGAGAAAGGTTTCAAGAAAACAACGAGGCTTGCTATATTATTACTCATCGAGGGCCGGAAGTACTTTCAAAGGCGGAACACGTTATTCATGTAGTAAAAAGAAACGGACTAACAACAGTTTTGAGCTAGAATTTTATTTTATTTGACTTTAAATACAAATTATGTACACACCAATTCGCATGGGGATTCAGAACGTTCATGGGGCACCACACGGACTCCCCGTTGGTTTGCCTGCTCAAACATATATTCCTCCGCAACGCAATGTTCCTCCCCCAGAAATACCAGGAGAAGGACTTAAACGAGCTTTAACTTATCTAGCTGATTATGGAGGTTGTGGGTATTATAGATGCATGGCTCCAAACTTGCTTTTAAATTTACATCAAAAGGCTGTAATAGTTGAATCCACAGCAATGATTTTAGATCCACGGTTTTATCAAACCGTGCAAGCAGTAAAAGTACAACGACAAGCTACTCCTCAGCAAAAGCAATTTGTAACATTTTTGAAAGAGATTTCTACTCAACTTAAGACCAAGTTAATTTACGAAGTAGATGACGTAGTTTTTAGAGAAGATATTCCTTTGTATAATCGTAATAGAGATGCTTTTGTATCAGATGACATATACAACTCCATCATGGATATTATGCACATGATGGATGAAATTACTGTTACGTGCGATTATTTTAGAGACTATTTGATCAACAAAACAGGATTCAAAAATGTAACAACAGTTCCTAATTACTTGATGAAGTGGTGGTTTGATCGCTATTATAATTTGGGAGACCTTGTTAAAAAATTTGATAAGAATAAAAAGAAACCAATTGTTGCTATTTTTGCTTCAGGTACTCATGTTGACGTAGCCAATAGAGTTAACCAACAAGATGATTTTGAAATGGTAGTGCCTCACATTATTAAAACTAGAAAAGATTTTCAATGGCACTTTTATGGTTCGTTTCCTCTGCCATTAAAATCTTATATCGATAGAGGAGAAATGAAATTTACTCATTGGGTACCTCTTCCTGATTTCCCACAAGCTATGGCCAACTCTGGAGCTCAAGTAACTTTTGCTGCTTTACAAGACAACACGTTCAACAGATGCAAATCAAACATAAAACTTATTGAGGCTGGAGCTCTAGGCTTACCGTGCGTATGTCCGGACATGGTTACATACAAAGATGCTTCTTTAAAATACAAAAACGGAAACGAATTTATTGACTGTTTAAAAACAGTACTAAAGAACCAAAGCGTGTATGCAGATCATTGTAAAAAAGCAAGAACACATTCAGAAAAATTTTGGCTTGATGATGAGCCTAATTTAATGAAATTTCACGAAGTGTATTTTACGCCATACGGATCTCCTGAAAGAAAATACTTAAAAAACAGTTGACGTCCACGATCAAACACATGATGATATCATTATGTATCGTTCTGCGACTTATAGCCCTTTTAATGAATCTGTATTTCTCCGTACATGGACAGAAAACGGAGACCGAATTGACACTGAAATTCCCTTTCGACCATATTTGTTTTTAGAGAAAGAAGGATCCACTGATGCTACTTCTATTTTTAAAACGAGTTTAACTAAAAAAGTTTTCAGGAATAGTATCGAACGACGCAAATTTGTAGACAGCACTGCAAATAAACGTATATTTCACAATATAGGGCCGGAGCAGCAATTTTTAATTGAGATGTTTAAGGAACAGAATAGTGATCCTAAATTTTCTCAGTTTCCTTTAAAAATATTTTTACTTGATATTGAGGTAGACACTACTTTTGATTCTGCCTTTCCTACTCCTGAAAAAGCTGCAGTTCCAATCAACTTGATTACGATTTACGATACTCTCACAATGGCAACGCACACGTGGGGTTTGAGAGAGCGATATACTCCGACAATAGACAAATGCATTTACCATTGTTGTAAAACCGAAGAAGATCTTATTTTACAATTTGTAGATTTTTGGAAATCGGATTATCCAGATATTGCATCAGGTTGGAACAGTAGCGGGTTTGACTTTCCTTACATTATTAACAGATTTATTAAGTTGTTTGGAGCTGATTTTATTAATCAGTTATCTCCAGTTGGAAACATAAGAAGCCGAAAATTTTTTAATGAAATGGGAAGAGAAATGACAGAATGGTCAATATCAGGCATTTCTCTTATCGATTATATGGCTTTGTATAAAACATTTTCTCCGGGTGAGAAAGAGTCATTTAGCTTAAATTACATATCAGAGTTGGAATTGGGAGAGGGAAAAATTGCATACAACGCTGTTAGTCTTGGGGAGCTTGCTCACTCTGATTGGAAAACGTTTGTGGATTACAACATACAAGACGTTCATTTGTTGGTTAAGTTAGAAGAAAAATTAAAATTTTTGGAAATTGCTAGAATGCTTTCCTACAAAGGTTGCACAAATTTTGAAGCAGCTCTTGGTAAAGTAGCAATTGTTACAGGTGCTGTTGCAATACAAGCTCATAAACAAGGTTATGTTATTCCTACCTTTCCAGATAAGTTGGATAGAGAGTCATACGAAGGAGGATTTGTTAGAGATCCGGAAAAGGGAATACAAAAAGCAATTGTGAGTTTTGACGTCAATTCTCTGTACCCAAACACGATTATTACTCTCAACATTTCCCCTGAAACAAAGCTAGGAAAAATTGTTACTGGAGAATTTGGAGTCACACCAGAAGTTACTGTTAGGTTGATTAACGGCAAATTACATACGCTGAATACTCAAGCAATGAAAGAGTTTTTAGTAAAAGAAAACGTATCCCTATCAAAAGCTGGGGTGTTGTATTCTCAAAAATCCAAAGGAGTTATTCCAAATTTGATTGACGAAATTTACAAAGAGCGCGTGGATACAAAAAACGAACTTTTAAAACTTAAAAAAACAGGCAAAAAAGACAAACAAACCGATCTTAAGCTAACTTATTATAACACACTTCAATATACATTAAAAATCTTACTCAATTCAATTTACGGAACTTTTGCAAACAAACACTCTTCGTTAATGGATATTGATCATGCGATGTCTATTACAATAACTGGACAAAACGTGTCAAAAGCTGGGGGTTACATTTTGGATAATTTTGTAAAAAACAAGTACGGAGTTGAAAAATCGATTACAAAATACGGAGATACTGATAGTTTGTATGTGTCAATAGCTCCTGTGCTAGCTGCTCTCGACATTCCGCTTGTAGAAGGAGACCAACTTAATCCAAAAGTTCATCAAATTGTGGACGAGTTAGACAAGCATGTTAATGAAGAAATTTTGAATTGGGCTAGAAAAGAATTGTTTTCAACTGATCCAAGGTATGTGTTCAAGAGAGAGGTTATTTCTGATGTCGGTATTTTTTTACAGAAGAAAAGATATATATTGCATGTATTAGACGAAGAAGGGGTTTCTGTTAATAAGTTTAAATACACAGGAATTGAACTTGTAAGGTCAACCACTCCTAAAAAAGTTAAAACTTTTATTGAAGACATTATTAAAACCTCCCTGCTAACCGAGGATGTAAAACAATCAAACAACATATACAGAGACAGTTATAACAAATTTCAGCTATTGGATCCGAACGATATTGCAGCAAGAACATCAATTAACAATTTGGAAAAATATGCAGAAGGAGCATCCTTATACAAATATAAAAAAGGAACACCATCTCACGTAAAAGGAGCAATTGCATACAATTTACTAATTAAAGAACTAAAACTTGACGACCGTTATGAAGCAATCCAAACAGGACAAAAAGTTAAAAAATTATATTGTTCTAAAAACAAATACGGGATTGATGCAATATCATATCCAGCCACTCTTCCTGACGAGTTTTTATTAAAAATTGACTTTGATCGCATGTTTAGCAAATTAGTTTCTCAACCAACAGAAAGGTTATATGAAGCTATTGGTTGGCAACTTCCAGTCATAGGTAAAGAAGTTCAAACAGATTTATTTGATTTGTTTTCTGAGGAATAAATAACTTTATGTATGGCTCAGAGCAGCTGTTTCAACAACTTTCTTATGAAGATTTATATCTTACATTGAAAAGCATAATTGATGAAGATACTTCTTTAATTGATTGTATTGTTGATGAGGTTGCTGGAGATTTTATTTATTTGTTAGAAGTATATGGTCTGGTATGGTTATCATCTGATGATAGAATACTGCTTACAACTAAAGGAGAAAAGGTTTTACAACATTTAATAATTCCTGTTGAATTAACAAAAAAATCTTCTAAGGTAAAGAGGAAAAAAATATGAACAATACACAACCAATCACATTCCTTGACACAATTGGCAGAACAATCGTTGGAGATGTTGTAGCTGAAACTGATGCTACAATTTCTGTTAAAAACCCAGCTTTAGTAGCCGTTCAAGCTAATCCTCAAACTAATCAATTGCAGTTGCAAATTTTGCCACTATTTTTTAAAGAATTTTTGGCCAATCAATCAGCTCCGACTGTTTGGGTCTATAATAAAGACAAGATTACAACTTGCGAACCGTTTGAGTTTAATCCTCAATTTGTTCTTCAATACAGACAATTGTTTGGAATTTCTTCTCCTCAAGAAGAACCAAAGGTGGTAAAGCTCTTTGATGAAGAGGAAGAGAACAAATAAACAAACCTTTAAGGGGGCTTCGGCCCCCTTTTTTTGTTTCCTGTTGAAATTATTTTAAAGCAAAGTAGACTTGACGAAATGAGTAACTTAAAAGAAATCTTTGGTGATGTAGATAAATTAAATCCCGATGGCGGAATGCTTGACGACTCAACAATATCAACTCCTTCTGATTGGATAGATACTGGATCCAAGGCGCTAAATGCTATTATTTCTGGATCCTTACACAAGGGGATTCCCGTTGGACGTATTACTGGATTTGCAGGCCCTTCTGGAGCAGGCAAAACCCTTATTATTAATAAGGTGTTGGCTAATGCCCAAAAGAAAGGATATATAGCTGTTATTTGGGATTCTGAAGTAGCTGTTGATAAACAGAGCGCAAAGAATGTAGGAATGGATTTAAAGAAAACAAAGTACTACCCTGTCGAGACGATTGAAGAATGTAGAAATCAAATCTCTACTTTTTTGGATAATGTTATTGCAGCGAATGATCCTGATTTGAAGTTTATTATTTCAATTGATTCGTTGGGCAATTTAGCATCCTCTAAAGAAATTGAAGATGCTCGTAAAGGTAAAGATGCAGCAGACGTTGGTCAGAGAGCAAAGGCCACAAAAAGCATGATGAGATCAATTACCTACAAGGCAGCAAAAGCAGGAGTTCCAATTTTGTTTTCAAATCACATTTATGAAGGAATGGAAATGTTTCCATCTTTGATTAAGAATCAAGCTGGAGGCAAGGGACCAATTTATCTTGCATCTGTGTTGGTTCAACTTGCAACTCGCAATGAAAAGGTTTCCGAAAACCCAGATGAGAAGTCTATTGCTATCGCCAATAATGTGTCCGGAGTGACAATGAGCGCAATGACGGTTAAAAACCGCATAGTGCCTCCATTTTTGAAAACAGAGTTGTATTTGAATTTTAAAACAGGTCTAGACGCGAATACTGGTTTGTTTGATCTAGCTTTAGCATTAGGGGTAATTCAACAGAATGGAAAGACTTATCAATTTGAAGGAGAGAGTGTTGGTTACCGTAAAAACGTCGAGAAAGATTCTGTTTTTTGGGAAAAGGTTTGTCCAATTCTAGAAAAAAAGCTTAGCGAAGAACTTCGTTATGGAGCATCCGAAGCGGAAGATGTTAAAGATAAAGATAAAGAATGAGTAAACAAGCTCCTATAAAATTAGATTTGGATTATTTTGAGACGATCCTTTTGTACAATGCTTTTACTAATCCAGAGTATTTGAGTTCAATTATTTCCTACATTGATCCGTCATTTTTTAATGATAAAAACATAGGAAGAGTAATACAAAAACTCACTCAGTTTTTTAATGAAAGAGGTTCTGTTCCTTCGTTAGCAGAAATTAAAACTCGTCTTACTTCAGAAGAGGATAAGAAGGCTTTGACTGAAATTAAAACAAAGTTAAGTGGAATTGACAACAACTTTAATAAAGACGAATTAATATCCAACACAGAAAGATTTCTTAAAGAGCGTTACGTTTACAAAACAATTTTAAATGTAGCTGAAAAGTTTTCCGATCAATCCTTTTCGATAGAGGAGACTCTTGTAGACTTTGAAAAAGCTTACAATATTACTCTTCAAGAAAATTTGGGACATTGGTATTTTGAGGATATAGATAAGCATGTTAAAGAATTGGTAGCAATTTACAACCCTATTCCAACCGGTTGGAAGTTTTTTGATGACAAGACAGAGGGAGGGTTGTTTCCAAAAACTCTTACTGTTTTTGCTGGTCAAGTAAACGTAGGAAAATCAATTGTGCTAGGAAACATCGCAACAAACATGCTTTTAGCTAATAAAAACGTATTATTGATTACGTTAGAAATGTCTGAGTTTATGTACGCAAAACGTATCAGTACACAACTTACACAAATTCCTCATGGAGATCTTAAAACGTTTACTGAAGAGCTTAAAGAGCAAGTTAAGCACATTCGAAAAAACATTAATTCCAATTTAGTTGTAAAAGAATATCCTCCAAAAACAGTTACTGTTAGACAAATTGATAGTTATATAACAAAATTGCAGCACAAAGGCTTCAAACCAGATATTGTTGTTGTAGATTACATTAATCTTATTCAACCTGTTACTAAAAATTTAAATTCATATGAATCAGTTAAAGAAATAGCAGAACAATTAAGAGCTTTGGCGTTTAAATACAAAATACCTTTTGTTTCAGCTACTCAATTAAACAGATCAGCATTTAATACAGCTTCCCCTGGCATGGAAGGAATTTCTGAGTCAATAGGCCTAGCAGCCACTTGTGATGTAATTTGTTCTTTGTGGCAAGAAGAAGAAGACAGAGAGCTAGGCATCATTAATATGGGCATGCAGAAAAATCGCTTTGGTCCAAATTTTGGTAATGGAGCATTTAAGTGTAACTACAATACTCTTACTTTAAAGGAGACAAATAAGGATTATTTTGAGCCAGACGACTCAACAAACGATGTTGTAGCAAACGCTAGTAATGCGTTAAATAAACTAGCTAAAGATGAATAATCCTACAGTTTTTTTCCATAAAGATTTAGATGGCATAGTGTCTTATCTGGTTTTTTGTTGGGCGGTAAATAAAAAACTAAATTATGTAGCAACTACTCCAATGAAATTGGAACAAGATTATGACAACTGGGCTTCTAAGAACGATACTTCAGCAGTATTTGTAGATTTAGACGTTACAAAAATTGGTTCAAAAATAGACAAACCAACAACTATAATTTTTGATCACCACAAAACTAATTTATATTCATTTCAACAAGCTAAGGCAAAAATACAAAACGAAAGTTCTTGTGCAAAATTGCTGTACGATTATTTTTTTAAAAACAACACCAACAAAATTACAAGTGCTCAAAAAACGTTAATAGCATTAGCAGACGATTGGGATTCTCACACTAAAGCAGTACCTTTGTCCGAAGATTTAAACATCGTTTATCA